CGGTTTAAGATATTTTCGACATCGGCAACTTTATTGAGCATTTCGACGTACTCCGGGCGAACCATGTCGCCGTAAATGGGTTGATATTTGGACATGTTGGGCATAATACCTTTGCTCATGTTAGCGACAATATTGTTTACGTCCACGGCGTCGCGGAATTGTTGTTGGGTCAGCGAAGGCTTTTCGCTGATGGGATGAATCACACGCTTACTCACGGTTGCACCTCTTCTTTGAGCGTATAACAGTCGCACAGTAATTCAGGGCCGTTTTGCGGGATGGTAATTTTCCCGGTCAGCGGCTCGAACTCGCCGAGCTTGAACACTTGGTAATCATCCGCGAATTCGCGGATAATATTGGGTTGGCCTCCGGTAGAAGGCTGTCGCATTTGGTGCGTCAACATACGCACAGCCTCGGGAATGGAGCCTGAGACAAAAGGCCGCTGATACATGCGAGCACGTTTGTCATAGAGACACAGAAGTAGGGTATTCACAGATACCTCCGAACCTTACGGTGTTGCAGTTCATTATCGACCCCGCCATAATAGGCGAACACAGAATAATACTCGGCTGTACTAATAGTATGAGTACCGATGAAAAGCACAGTGGTACCACGCCTCAGATAGTCGATATATGACTGTGGAACCTCTTGTACGCGGTCAATGAAATGTTGCGTGAACATAAGGCCTCTTTTTGCCACCGGAATTGGTGACATAGATATAATAGCATGCTCTTACGAGCATGTCAAGAGAATAGAAATAATTTTTGCACGCTGCAAATAACGGTGCGTCTACGACGCTAGATGTAGATAGATAGAATTGTATTAGAATATGGAAATAATATGTAGGGCTTACGCCAAGACGGGGGGCAGCTGCGCGCCCCCCGGACCCCCCTTGCTAACCCGGGGCACTACGTCCCCGGACCCCGTTAACCGTCTCCGACGGATTAGCCGCCTATCGGCGGCTCGTGCGCGACGCGGCACGGAGAGGGCGGCAGGCATACTGAGTATGCCTATGCCGCAGAACCGAGCTTAAGCTTCGCTTAAGGCTCGGTTCGTAGATTAGGGCTAATCCTCGTAGTTACGCTTCAATAGCGTTAGCTTCGCGCGTTGTACGAGCGCTTTGGCTTTCCGCCGCGTTTTTGAGTTATCGCGAGCGTTAGCCTTTATTGCGCTCATGCGCTCAGACATGATAGTTTCATATAGACGAGGATTTTCACGCCGTAATAGTTTACCGTAGTAACGAGGTGGTTTGACGACACCACCATTATCCATAACCATAATATCGGATGGATACATATCAGATTTGTAATCGGTGTAGAATTGTGCACCAATTCCAGGTTTTAATGACATAGATAAGAATTCAGGCTCTATTAGATTCTCTCGCAGCCATTTTTTAGCATCACCACCATAAGCCTTTTTCAGGGTATACCGCGCCACATATGCACAAGACTGCGGATTAACATTGCCAATAATGCAAGACCCATGACCCCATAAATCATTGAGCAGACGAGAACTATAATAAGGAGTGTCATTTGTGACAGTTGTGATTTCTTTGTCCGGGAAATCATGGCCAAAAATAATGGCGTGATAGTGAGGCCGATAACGGAGGCTGCCGTATTCACCACATGCAAAATATCGAATTGATTGTCCATGCTCTTTCCTGTTCAGATAGTGTCTGTAGGCTTTCCAGAAATCTTGTAAATGAGACTTGACAAGAGTAGCGCGAGAATTACCGCCATATACAAGGGCATCATCGCGATAAGTAAGAGTAAGGAAAGCCGATTGTGTATGGTACCTAAGCTCGTGTACGCAACGCAAAGACCAGTCCCGAGAACGACTAAGCAGACAAGCATCACACCTACCACAGGGTACGGTTTGGGCATCGGGTTTGTCCCTTCTAAGCGTTATTGGATTAAAGCAACCCACGTGTTACCTGTAACATTTAAGATACTGTAACAAATAAGTTACCCGTAACATGCGAGTTACGGGTAACATGAAAGGTACGGGTAACATATCAGTTACGCGTACCATGTAAGTGACGGTAACATGTCAGATACGGTAACCGCCGCGTGTCGAACCCACGATGAAGTTCTTGGAATGGTGTCCCAATCCGGACCGCCAGTTCCCACGATTCCGGCCGCCGGACATACGGGAGCGTCTTCCCATGCTTTATCACCTCCCCTCTAATTTTTTTAGTCATTTGTTTGGATACTCCTTGTTGAGCCAATCGTAAATCGACTTGCCCGAATGTAACAATGCACCGGGACCATATGCATCTTGACCGACGAACGGGAATGCTTTGCCCGGACCCTTGTAGTAGCTCGATTTGGCAGAATACTCGGGTTTTTGCTGGTCGAGCAAGAATATTTCAGAGTCGAGCTTGCTGATTTGCTTCTCGATGTTGGCCCGCGTAGCGTCCTTAACGTTGCCTTCCTTGAGCATTAGGGTATATACAGCGCGACGCCGTAATAGCTCGTTTTGCATATCCTCTTGATTTAGGCGATTTTGGACGATTTTGCCCTCGGTATCAGCGTTGACATTAGCGGTTTGAGCCTGCAAATTTGAAGCCTGTAAAGCAGATATAGCCTTAGCAGAGTAGCCCTCTAAAGGATTACTCATTTCCGGGGCTTGCACGGATGGCACGGGGGAGCCGTTACCATTAGCAGATAGCACAGGATTCAGACCAGCTAGACGCAAATCTGCTACCTCGCGCTGATGGGGAGTATTGGCCATCTCGCGAGCGAAACGCCTATTTTGGCGGACCTCGTGAACATTAAAGGCGGAGGTAAACACGCCTCCACCAGCATCGGCAGCGGCGGCGATGCCCTGCCAATCTGTACCACCTGAATCAGCCATTAGAGCCTCCGCAATCCAGGTATACCGTACATGGGCATGGGCCGGACAGCGTGCCACGCGAAGTACATATCGACCATAAAATGCGGCTCATCCTGAACAGCGACAACACGAGCGATGGGAGGAAAATCGCGTATCCAATCCGAATTGAGCAGGGGAGTGGCGTCGAAATCGAGGGCAAGATGCCAGCTGTCGAGAGAGCCCGTGGGATAATTGCTGCGAAAGGCACCAGTAACCTGAGACGGGGAGAAACGATACTCATCCCACCGAGGGACATAGGCGAATACACTATTCGCCAGAGCGCCGTCGAAATCGTAATATATCTCTTTATTGAGAAGGGCTTGTTCGCCGAGGCCCTGCAAGAGAGGGGTATAGTGGTCGTACCGTGTTTGACGTGACCACATGCGCCGAATACCTTGTTGGTACGTAATGTCCGCACGGATGGAAACCAATCCGATGATAAATCCATGCTCCTCGAAAGAACGATGAAAACCAGTGAAAGACGTGACGGCTCCATATCCCGCAAGATTGGCTTGCTTGCTCTCGTCGGTACTCTCGGAAGTTTGCGGCACGGCATTGATTTGGGTACGAACGGAACCACCGCCAAGAAATTCGGGGCGCTGGAGACGAGCATCGAGAGGGGATACCCCGTACTGGGTTTGAATAATCTCGGTATAGCGAGTACCACCACGCGCATCCTGTTCAAGGAGGTGCTGGAAAGCAAAAGCTGTTCGCAGCTCATTGATGGTGATGGCCTGAGTAGTGAGGCCGGAGGTCAGCGCGATAAGACCGGAATCCCCAGGAGTGATAGTAACACCGGCGGTACGTGCTACGGTAGCACCCGTGGTACCTACGGCATTACCGTAATTTTGCCCGTAGGCTTCTTGCGAAAATCGCATTGTCAAATCGGTCGTGGAAACCTGTAAGCCGAAATTATCTACGCCAGTGGTCAATCCCAGGGCGTCTCCGTTACCGACGACGGGCACGTTGGAGAATCCAGCCACATTAAGCGTGACGGCATCGCCTTTTTGCGGCCAAGGTAAGCCCTGGGTATAATAGTCGAAACGCTTGCCGCGACGTTGCAGACCGTAGTATGTGATAGGGTCAGGACCATCGCCAAGTGGTACCTGAAGTTTGTCCTGAAGATTCTCGTCACGGTACCACTCGTTGTAGATGAGATTGTAAGCGCGGAAAGGCCCCGCACCGGGACGGTCGACCTCCTGGATGTCGACGATGGTGGGCAGGCCGAAATAATCACCGAGAGAGCCTGGAAGGATATTGAGGGTTTCGTCATCCTCACCGGCATTTTTAACGGTCGGGACCACATAGTCTATCGAAGCATCCGGGGTGTCTCTGGCACCGTTGAGTTTTTCCCAGTTTGGCCAGACGAGACGATAAGGAGTGAAGAACCAATGCACATCGAAATGGATATTGTCCATGATGGGACGCAATAGAGTAAGCAGGCGGGCAAAGCCGGTCATTTGACAGCTGTGAGTATCGCCAGGTAAGACCTCTTCGCATGCAATGGGATAGAGATAGCCAGCATCCATGGTGGTCTTATGGCCATGGCTCAGGTCGAATCGGGAACGCTGGACGCGAGGCGGGTTCGAACGGGCGAACCTATTTTGCATCACTGACGGAAGCGCATTACGCATTTTTTTTCCTTGATGGAGGGGAGGAATTTCCCCTCCATAATATAAGAAGACCCCCCGACTTTCGCCGGAGGGTCTGTAAGGTGACACATTGTGTCACCTAGCATCATTAAATCAAGGGGGAAATGATGCTACGGCTTAGCGCCGTTTTGGCCTGCCTTGTAGGGAGGTTGTCCTTCGGGGTCGGGTTTGGGGGCCTCCGCGGGAGGTTTAGTTTCGTCGGTGCCCTCCATTATGGCTTTATAATCGAGCTGTTTTTCGCGTTCGCGAAGAAGGCCCATTTTTATGGCCTTGGGCTCGTTTTCGGGATTTTCGAGCCATCGCATGAACTGCTCGGGGCGGTTTTGAAATTGAGCACGCATTTTCGCGGGCAGTCGGTTGAAGATATTTTCGACATCGGCAACTTTATTGAGCATTTCGACGTACTCCGGGCGAACCATGTCGCCGTAAATGGGTTGATATTTGGACATGTTGGGCATAATACCTTTGCTCATGT